TTTTTTTTAATTTATTATATTAAAGTTTCATATCAATACTTACTATTTATTGATATACTTTATTATCTATAGCTAAAATTCACTTAAAAATTTTACTCAAAAATAGCCCAAACAATAGATATATGTAAAATATCAATAAATAAAAAAGGAGGAATATAAATTGATAGATAAACTTAATAGTTATGAAATTAGATTTCACGAAGAATATAAAGAAGCTATTATGCTAGTTTCTAATATATTCGCAGAAGCATTAATAGACTTAGCTAAGTTAAAAGATCGTATAGCACAATCTGATGATAAAGAACGTTGTCATAAAGATGTAGTTATGGATGAGTTTAGAGATAGACTATCTCCAAATATATTAAAGCTTATAATAGAAGATAGTCGTGAAGGTTGCTTATCTGTTTTAGATTACGAATGTCGTTGTGTACGTCATGCTAGAATAGGAGTAAATGTATATGGTAATCCTAAGTATGGAGAAATAGGACACGACTATAACGATATCGTTAGAGATATGCAAGAATCAGCTGTAGTAGGAGAAAACGAAACAGGATATGATATTGACAGAAACTTAGCTGTATTCATCTATGATGGGAATAAGACATTGCTTTCTGGAGAAGAGTACGATACTAATAACGTAGTAATACTAGATGTATCTGCAACATTTATAAGAATGCTTTCTATTAAAGATAAGTTTGGAGTGGCATACGAAAACTTAGTGGAAGATATACGTAGATGTATACTTTCTAAAATAATCGCATATGGATATAATATGAGAACTTGTATACATTTATATTATAATAAATTCCAGTACGATAAAGATTTCTTTAATGATGGGGATGTTGTAGCCTTACTAGAACTTACTCTTGCTAAATGGGCATATAGCGTTGCTAATAATCTTACATCGTTTAAAGAATATGGTGTTGATTTAAACACTCTTATGGATTATGCTAAAGCGGAAGCTCAAGTAGACTTAGGTTCTAAGAAAGTAATGAATCTAGTAAACTTAGGAATGTCTAGACTTAGATCTAGAGATTATTTAATGAGACGTAGTATAGATAAATATATAGACCATTTTAAAGAAGAATGTTCTAATAGAGCTAGAACTGTCTATAGTAATCCATATGCTATGAATATGCCGATGAAAACATATCGTCAAATTAAATATCGTAGACATGAACATGCTGGTATAAATGAGGGTATGCTTATAAGTGCGTTTGAGTCTTTTTTCCCGAAGAAACCAGCAGCGTTTACTATGGCTGGAATAGAAGCGTACGTTAAACCTACAGACCCTAAGTTTGCTGAGTTTAGAAGAAAAGAAAGACAAAGTATCTTAGCAAAACTTACTTCTATAGAAAGAAGAAGATATACTGACTTAGAAAACGATTATATTATGCTTAAAGCAGAAGTAGCAAATGCTCATAGCCAAGATACGCAACACGTATTATTAAAAAGATGTGCTATGCTCAGAGATGTTATAGAACTTGAACTTGATAGAACTAATAACGAATATTTGGCAACTATACTTCTAGCTCTTTCTTCAGATATATTTGCTATGCAAAATTCATTATCAGATAGAAATATATTTAAAGAAAGAAACACTAGATTATACGGACAGTTAAAAACTACAAATAAGTGGGATTATTAATATTGGGGATTTTATATCCCCATTCTCATTTAAAATTGGAGGTAGTATGAGAAATAACTTAATGCAAACATTACCTACAGAACAAGCTGTCGCCTTTATGAGACATATGCATTCTGTAGGAATTGACCAAGACCAAGTTATACTTATAGATAAATATGACTACAGAGGATATATGGAATATCAACAGTCTGTTATAATAGAAGCAAAGAAGAATCATGAGTATGAAGAGGATATGAATGAATTATTGAATATGTCTGAAGACGAATATACTTTATATAAAGAGATGTTTGAAGAAGTTTTTAATGCCTTTGTAAACGAAGGAGGACTTTCAGATGATAATGAATTTAAATTTCCGTATAAAGAAATATTTAATGGAAACTTTAATAGACTGGATAAAACAAAACTTACTGAAGAACAGAAAGTAAAATTCAATGTACAAGGATTATTAGACGAATGTTATGATATATATTATGACCCTGAACATAAAATAACCATTCCTTTATATTATGATTATAGTACGACTAACGAAAGCTTTGTGGCTTTTGCTCTATCTTTAGAAAAGCTTAAAGAACGTACAGGAATACAACTTAATCATAATCTTCCTTTGATACTATTTAATAGAAATCTTATGGGACAAGATATGCACAGTCCTAGCTTAGCTCCAGAACTACAAATAGCAGCCGCTGTAGAAATGAGACAGAATATGATTTTCTATATGCGTGAATGTGCTAGAATGGTAGATGGTAAAGGGAATAAAATGCAGTATCAAATGACTATAGGAACTTGGACTATATTATGGCTTTATTGCCAATGTTTCAATACATTCAGATGTGCTCCACGGCAAGTAGGGAAAACTACAGATATAAACTGTGTTAGTGGAGGAGAATTTGCAGCTGGTAGTGAAAATACTAAAATATTAGTGGCTCACTTTAAAGCAGAAGATGCTGGTAAGAACAGAAAGATGATGATAGACTTTGCAAATCTTATGCCTGCTTTCTTAAAATTTCATAATGTAGTAAAAAAGATACAGAAGAATAAAGAGATGTGGGAAGTAGGACCAGATATGACTCCGTCTCCTAAATCTAAATATATAAATAATGTATTCAGAAGTAATCAAATTATGATAGCATCAGCAGGTACAACAGAAACTACTGCAGAACGTGTTGGACGGGGAGAAACTTTTGAATTTGGTATAAATGACGAAATTACTTTCGTACCACACGCTATTACAATGACTACTGCGATGCAACTTGCAAATTCTACTGCAAGAATGCGTGCTGAGAAAGCTAATAAAAGATACGGACTACACTATATGTCTACTGCTGGTAAACTTAATACTAAACACGGACGTGAAATGTATGACTTTATATTTAATAAAATGTGTAGATTCGATATTAAGCTATTTGAATATTCATATGAAGATTTATGTGCATATTTAAAAACAAATGGTAAAAAGAATTTCTTCAATGTTCAATATGGATATAAAGAAATGGGATTTGGTGAAGATTGGCTTGACCAACGTATAGCTCAAACTGAAAACAGAGAAGCATTTATGACGGAAATCCTCATGGATTGGCTTGATGTTGACAGCTCTGCTTTGCTTAACCAAAAGCAAATTGGACGTATTTCTACTCTGACTAAATCCCAAGCTATGGATACGTTTATATTTGATAAGTTCTTTTCTATAACATTCTTTCCACAATTTGCTAATGAAGACTTCTATACATTTATAAATAGATATCAAACTATAGCTATCGGAGTAGACTTAGCACATGGAACTGGAAACGACAGTACTGTATTCTTTGCTATAGATATGGAAAGTGGAGAAAAGCTTTTTATGTTTAAATCAAATACTCTTACGACTTCTGAAACTACAATGTTTATTAAGAAGTTTATTCCATTCCTAAAAGAATCTAATCCTGATTTAAATATAATACTAGCCATAGAGTTAGAAGGTCCTGGACAATCTGTAATTCCAGATTTAGCAAAAGACCCGTTTATAGAACCTCTTTTATTTGGAACTAAGAAACTGTTCTCTTCTCACGCTGCAGACGTATTAGTAAAGAGTACTACCAAGAAACTTGATTATGCATCATATTTATCGTACGGTATTAAAGAAAGAGAAGTAAGAGAATACTTATATGAAAAACTTTTATTTGAACTTGTGGATAAATACCCATATGCATTTTCACATCCAGAAGCTCTTAATCAACTTTCTACATTATACAGAAAGAATACGGGAAGAATAGACCATAAGCCAGGAGCTCATGACGATATACTCATTGCGACTCTTATAGCATATAGTCTTATATTCAATACTGATTTCAGAAAGCAAGTAGGAGACCAATTTAAATTCTATGTAGATATGAGTAAAATTAAAATGGTATCTGTAATGCAAAGTATGAATATGTTTACAAATGAATATGCTAACTATACTAAAGATGAGGGAGAAGTATCTTATGTATTAGTTCCTACTACGATAAATGGAAAACAGTATACAAATGTAGAGATATATAAAGTTAAGAATGGACGTAAAGTTAAGTTATCTGGAGAAGAATATCATTATGAACTTAACTATGGAGCTCTTAAAGATGTTTCTCAAATACATGAAAGAGAAATGCCTACATATTTTGACTTCGTACAAGAAGAGCAACACAGAGCTAACAAAGGAACTAGAGATGTGTATGGAGTTAAAAAAAATAAGAATAAATGGTTTGATATGAAAGCTAAAATGTTTTAACTTTTTAAGTACAACATAAATGTAAATCTAGTAAAAGTCATATAGATTTTATAAATAGTTATAGTAATTCCTTTTATTTACTAGATTTGTTATTATGTTGGATAGATAAAATTACGCAGCTTCTGACTGCATCATTTTATCTAACGTTTTAAACACTTCTTTATCAGAACTTTTAAGTTCTAATAAGTAATCTATATCAAGATCAATATAATCTTTAGATACAGCTTGAACGTGTTTAATGTACTTTCTGATTTCTCCGATGACTCTGGAGTCAGAACTAATGACCTTATTGAATTCTCTTAATAGATTAATCCAATATTTTAACATTAAATCTTTAGCATCAGTGGACATAATTATCACCTCAAATCGAATTATGATATTTATAACCAGAAATCTATATGACTGAGTGATAATATATATTTATAGTAATATTTAATTTTTTAGTACAACATTAATGTGAGAATATATTATAATTTAAAATATCTAATATAATGATAAAATAGGCAGTGAGTATCACAAATACGATTATTTATGATAATATACGCTTAGGATACACACGGGTATCTAATAAGTTTATTATGAACTCGTACGAATCCTTATCTGACACTTTTAAATCATTTAAATAGGCAATATTTAAATGAGGATTAAATATGTCAGATGCGTTAATTTTGTTATTGATATAATCTTGTGCTACCAATAATTCCCTGCTAGGTTTTATATTATTAGCAGCATTATATCTAACAATGTGGTTAAATCCGTTGATAAGATTTAAATAACGTTCAGTGTCATCTATCATAAGTATCACCTCATTTCTAGATATAGATTATAAATATAATATATTCTCACATTAATAATATATAATTATCGCTGGAGTAAATCTGGCGATATGCATTTATTTACGCCATTTATAAAAAAATAAAGAGCTCCGAAGAGCTCAATATTTTATTTAGATGGTGACATAGCCAAAGTTTTTATGGCTACCCCCACCCAATAATAAATGTATCTAGGGTCGTCACCCATTAATCCATTTAAAAGTGTTAAAGTTTCTTTTTCATCTTTGACAATTTCATCACCCATAGTGTCTTTCATTGTCATGTGAAATTCTAATCCTAACCCTTTAATAAGTTCTCCGTCCATTCCTAATCTTTCC